AAATTGGCATCGAGGGTGTAACAAAGATGTAATAGAAAATTTAACGGGGCTCTGTGGTTTGCTCAAATTTTGGCCGTGTTAATGTATGAAACGCTGTCACTGAACACGTCGTTAAACTCACCTACGGCTGCCTCGATCAGCATCCGGGCTTCCAGGTCAGAAATATAAATACCGCGTCCGGCGAGCATCTCCAGGAGACTTTGCAGGGCCTTGTCATACTTTTCTTGGCCGTGCAAATCCTTGTAAATCTGCTCGGTGGCCATAACGACGGTTTTTGCCACGGCCCGCTTTTCGGCGGTGTCGGCGTACTTGTTGTATACCTTGGCAATTCCCCTTGCAGCAAGCCCCGCCAACGCCGTGATAAGCGCATACAGGATTGCCAGCCCATAGGCATTGAAGAAATCTGCAAAAATGCTCTGCATGGTTATCAACCCTCCTTAAAGGTCAAAAATTTGCCGCTGGTTTTCAGCTTGGCATAAACGGCTTTGACGTGATCCATAGCGACATTTCCGCGTCCATTCTTAAAATCAGGATGGGCGGCGCAATATGCCTCGTATGTGTCAACGTCGTCTAAAATGTCCTCAAAAAAGCTCTCCGAGTGTTCCACATTGGCACACAGATCGTCGTTGAACCGGATTATTCGCATACGGGCTCGCCGCACCTTGTCCGCTTCTTCTTCTTTGATATGCGCGTTAAGCGAATTGCGCAGCTCGTCAATACTGGCCTGTGTCTTTTTCCGGTTATTGATGATGGTCGGCATGATCCCGGCAAGCGCAACAATAATCGGCGCACATGCCTGAATTAAAACCGCCCATCCGTCAAATGATCCCATTGGTCGGCCCTCCCTACTTTGTCGGTAGCTTTAGCCGCTGCCCGGGGTAAATCACGCTTGACACCAAGCCGCTGAGGGTCTTGATATCTTCGTACCGCCGCCAATCGCCGAGCTGCTTTTGTGCAATCGACCAAAGGCTATCCCCGTTTTGCACAACATAGGCCCTATAACTCCCTTGTGCCGATTCTGCGGATACGCCGGGCCCGGGCAGGCGCAGCACTTGGCCAACGCGGATCACGTTGGGATTAACAATGCCGTTCAGCGACGCGATGGCGCCAACTGTGGTTTTGTGCAGCCCGGCGATGCGCCACAATGTGTCTCCGGGCTGTACCGTGTAGGTGCCCGCTGCGGCCCCTGTGGCGGCCTGTGGTGCGTCCTGAGCGGCGGGGGTGCTGGCGGTCGCCTGCGCGCTTGCCGCGGCCCCTCCGCCCGCGTAGCTGCCCGTGGTGGTGTTTATGGCTGCATGGCCGGTGGCGAGGTTCACATCCCGCAGCAGAATATCCCCCGGCAGCAAATAGGCGTCGCTGGTCAAATATTTTTGGTCCGTCAAAACGACAAACCCCGCATTTTTAAGCGCCGACCGCATCCCGTGAGTTGTCAGATCATAGCGCACGGCCTGGAGGGCCTTATTGCCAAGCCGATACCCGGCCGCCTTGATGATCGCCGCCGTGGAGCTGCTGCAATCTGCCTCGCATGGGGTGGCAATCCTTGACGGGTCATAACCCGCCGCTTGCAGCTGCCGCCAAAAGGTAAGCCGCTGTCCCTGGTCATAGCCTATTTTGTTGTTCTGCGCCGCGGCCGTGGCCAGCAGCGCGATCATGGCGCGGGTGCTTTGATCCGGGTGCCGCAGCACGCAGGACCAAGGGCGATTAAACCAGGGTATCAAGCGGTATTCCCCGCCTGTCTGATCCCCTGCCTGCCCGCCGCTATAGGCGCCGCGCTCATCTTTTCCGCAGTTTGATATCATGATATCATTCCTCCGTTATGAGGCCCGAATATGTTTTATCGTCATCATCCATTATGCGCCTCCAGATTCATCGGGCTGCTGCACTTTTGCGCGCCACACTTCCCAAAGCGGCCTATTGCCGTCCATGTCTACGACATAACAGGCAACATAGTCTGTGTTTGGGTCATGCCCATAGGCGTATGCTCCAAGGTATGCGCGGTAGCTTTGCAGCGCGGCCTCGTAGGTTTCTTGCCGTGTGCCGTCCTCTTTTACAACGATGCCCTTGTCCCAAGTATCGTTAACCTTGTTGTGCTTAATCTGCTGCAGAAAATAAACGTTTTTGGTCCATCGGTTATCCTCCTTATGTGAATTTCAAACCAACAAGCCCCCAAAACACGCCGGGAGTGTTCGCCGTAACGTTTGTGAACGCCTTGCTGATTTGTATACGAACGCTATTTGACCCGTTCTTTATCGCGCTGACAGTTGCGCGAGACAGCCAGTCCACATTTGATGCACTATCAATTACGCCGTTTACGCCAACTAATGAACCTGTGAGCTTTGTTACAGTAACGGTACTGATGGGTTCAAGCAACTTCGGTACTACTATTTGAAGATAAATGTTGCCGCCGCCGACATAGCACGGGAAAACGCAGCTGGCCGATGATGCGAGCGTATCGTTTACATTATAGGCAAGGCCGATGTTAGCCCTTGCGGCGGCCTTTTCCGCGGCGGTCTTGCCCGTTTGGGGAGTGTACTGCACGGCTGCGGCCAGCGTGGCGGCGGCTGCGGCCAGCGTGGCGGCGGCGGCGTCTGCCGATTCCTGCGCAGCTTCCGCAGACGCAGCGGCATTTTCCGCCGCCTGAATGCCGGACGCGATTTGTGCGGTCAGAATGTTATAGTAATCTGTCGATATAATCTCCGCGTCTGTTAAAACGCTGGGGCGGACCCGAAGCGTCCAGGAAAACGCTGTAAGCCGCTCCCCGCCTGCCGAATAGAAATTCAGCTCCATGCATACGTCCCCGGGGACGGTCAAAACCTGTTCCGCCATGACCAGCGTCGCAACCGAGCCGCTCCATGTCACAGCGGGGGTTACATTATCCTCCAAGGTGTCATAGGCGCCACCGGTGTTGTCCGGCTTCCGGAAACGGATCAAGGCAGACGCGCCCGCAGGAAGCGGCCAAGCGGTGCCGCCGTCCACGATCTGCGCCTCGATATAGCGGCTGTCCCGGTCGTTCTGGACGCCGTATGCTATTACCGCTATATTTGGCCGCTGCAAATCCAAGGTAATGCGGGTTGTAGATTTCACGGGGTCCCCTCCTCCGCTTCTTTGGGCCGGATCTCCCCGGCGACCTTTATAATAGAGTTATAACAGGCAAGCATTATGTGCCAATACTGCCCGTCCACCTTGACGGTCTGTAAAAGCTGGGCCGCCTGCATCAGTTCGGTGTATTGTTCATTCATGGCTTATCCCTCCGGATTCAGCGATACAACGATTTCCCCATCCGGTGCCATATCGACGCCGCGGAAAATCGTATATCCTGTATACACGCTTTCTATGCCATCCCAAATGCGGGTCAGTGTTGCCGTCTCTGACGGGTCGGAAAACGCTTTGAAAATTGTTGCTATGTCACTATTGACAACGGCAAAGCGCAGGGTGAAATCAATCGTTGAAACGCCGTCCCAAAGGATGTCAAACTCTTTGCCGGTTGCTGTTCTTAATACTTTTTCATTCATGGTGGGCTCCTTAACTTGTGTACCGCAGGTAACCAGATATCGCCTGAATCTGATGATTCTGGAATGTGAATTGGCTGCCAACAGTCAGATTGTTTGTCGCTAATGTAGTAGTAAACAGTGTTTTGATGGCCGCGATATTGCTTTTATTTGTCCCAACCTGGTCCAGTGTGCCCGTGAAACTGGTTTTCCCGTAAGAAACCGCGCCATTATTTAGTTTCTCGTTCGTTATAGCCGAGGGGCGGATTTTTGTGGCGGGGATTCCCGTGGTCGTGGGATTGTTCGTGTCATAACTCGCTATTTTTGCGGTTGTGATTGCGCTGTTCGCAATTTGGTTGCTCACAATCTGGCCGTTGAGCTTATCGACATTAAGTGACCCGATGTTTGCATTTGCAATCTGCAAAACGCCATTTGAAATTGAGCAGCCGCCGATGGTTCCCGCCGTCGCCGTGATAGTGCCGGATATATTGGCATTGCGTGCATACAACGCGCCAGCGTATGATACGGAAAACATAGTACGCCACGCTGAGTTATACCAGTCCTGCACCAGGAGGGCGAGGCTGTTGCTTGTGGGCGCTGCCGGTGCCTGTATAAAGACCCGCGATGCGTTTTCCACCGTCTTGCTGAGTGCGGATGCGCTCAGCGTCCAGCCGGCCAGGCTTGCGCTGATAGCCTGGAGATTGTCAACGCTGATTTTGTCGGCGGTGATGCTGTTGGCTGCGATCCGCGCCGCATTCAGCGTGCCGGTGGTGATATTCGCCGCGTTGATGTTGCCGATGGTCAAGGTGCCTGCCGTCAAGTCCAGCTCCCAGCTGTTGCTCAGGCCGCCCTTGATGGAACCCGTCAGCTTTGCCACCGCAATGCTGTTCGCCGCGATCCGGTCGGCGGACAAGGTACCAGCGGTAATATTGCTTGCGTTCAGGTTTATGATTTCAGCAAGCGCCGCATTCAGCGTGCCGGTGGTGATAAAGTCCGCCACAATGGCGCCGTCCATGGTGATAGCCGTGGTATACGGTCCGTTGTAGCCGTTCGGCGAATAGCCAAAGCCGCCAAGGTTGAAGCGCCACAGCTTAGAGGCCGTAAGGATGCTGTCGGTGTTCATCACCACCAGCTCAGTCCAATTTCCGGAGCTGTCATAAATGGCGCGCATATTGCCGCCCTTGGCTCCGGTGATCTGCGCGGTAGCGTTCTCTATGGCGTTTCGTTGGGCGCTGCTTTGCTGCTGCTGATAGGCGGAATTCACATTATTAAAGTTGTTGATGATCTGCGAGACCTGCGACTGAATGCGCGGGGCGGACGTGGACAAAACCACCTTGTTTTTATCGGGCCGGTATGGGTATACCCACAGCTCAACAACCTGATGGTCGATCTTTGCGCCGCTGCGCGTCTGGTCTATCAGGGAAGCAACCGTAAAGAGCTGGAAATCTAAAAAGCTGTACTTGTCCGGGTCAACGGCGGCCAGGTCTACCACGTCGCAGTCGAAAGACCGTTGGGGGATCGCAAGGGCGTCAAGTTTGTCTTGGGCGGCCTGTTTCAGATTGGCAGCTACCGTATAGCGTTCGTCTTTCCAATACCCGCAAATAATCCGGCTGCCGTATGTGTGATTCTCCACATACGGCTTGCCGCCGTTGATCGAGGCGAAAGAAAGCCCGTCCTTGCCGTAAGCGTAAAGACGGGTTATAAACCCTGTAGACTTCCCCTTATAGTTGTTTTGCCGCAGGTTCAAATCCCGCGTCACAAAGGCGCCTATGCTTGTCTGCGTGTCCATATTGACGATTTCAACCGTCTTTTGGACATTATCAAAGCGGAAGGTTACGCCGGGGAAAGTATCTCTGCATTGCTCCAGCACGTCCATGGGCGTGGCGCTTTCAAGCTCAACCGTCCGGCTGTAAGAAATGCCGCTGCTGTCTATGACCGTCCATCCCGCGGGCGCAACGGATCGGACCAGCGGTCCGACGGGCAGAGACGCGGATTTATACCCAACCGTCAAAGACGCTTTCCATGCGTCAAGGTCTATCTGCGCTTTTACGGTGGCGGTGTCGCCGCCGCCGTCTATGGCCTTTACCAGGTAGTTAATCTGCGTGCTGTCGTGCTGTTCGCGTATGTTTGCTTCTTCTTGGATAAGCGGGTATTTATCATCCCAAATAGAAATATTAAATTCCAACTCATCCAAGCCGCTGGCCAGCGTTCGGATATGGTAATCATCAACTTCAAGCGGGACCGCGCCAGCACTGGTGTATAGTGTAAGCATTTACCGCCCTCCCATCAGATATAGGCGGGGACGTACTCAAACAGCACCGGATCTGGTGAGTCGTTCACGTTCCAGCCGGGGGTGAGGGCCGGGAAATTTACCCAAGACACGTTTGCCGCATATGGCTGACCGTTTTTGGTGATTTTCCCGTCGATGCCGTCAAACACAAGCACATCACCAGCGGCCACGTTGGAGAACGTAGCGCCGCCCAGGGTATATGACGCGGCGGCGGTGCCCACAGTGGCCGTCAAGCGGGCGTCCGTGAACGGCATAAAGCTCCGACAATAGACGGATGCCCCGGCGGGGATCGTCTCAGACACAAGCGGATCGTGGCGAATCCCCTTGAACGTATACTTAGCTTTGATCTGCGCCGTGCGGTCTCCGCTGCCTACAAGGTCCTCTGCGCCGTAGCTCTCGCATGTCACGTCATAATAAAAACCGTCGTCCACAATGTACAGGTCGCAGCCGCCGAAAACGTCAAGATTGAATTTCGCCCGCTGCAGCTTCACTTCATGCAAGGATGGCCCCTTGAAAACGATGGTTATTGCCACAGGCCGAAGGCCGAAAACGCTTTTAAGGTTTCGCCAGGTGGTCCGGTTGATGCCTTGGAACGTGTAGTTGTTTATTTCCGTTTCACTTACGGAATAATCCAGCAGGGCCGCGCCGCCGTATGTATCAAGCGGCACGCCGTTGACCAGGAGGCCGCTGCTGCACATGTTTAAGCATTGATCCATCTGTTACAGTTCCTCCCATGCAAGCTGCTCGCCCATGCTCCAGGCGGTAGCGCGTGCGATTTCCCGCCCGTCCAGAGACAGCGGGACTACGATGGTCGTGCCGCCGGTCGTGCCGGTCGCCTGGAGCGTATATGACACTTGCTGTTCAATATCTTCCCGACCATAACCGGTATAGCTCAAATCTACGGGCCGCAGGGCGTCGGAGGCCGTTTCAGGCAAGCCGGAATAGATATCATGCACAACGCGGGTCATTTCGGCCTCGGTGTCCTCAAAACCCTCCATGGTGCCCTCAACGGACATCTCGCCGATATATGCAAATTTCTTTGACGGCGAGGCGATACCCAAGGCGCGCTTCGCGCTCTCCCATAGGTTGTTTACAGATTGCTTCACGTCATCAATCAGCGATCCCCAAAGCCCGCCGATGCCGTTTGAAATGCCTTGAACGATATTGCGCCCAATGCTCGGCCAATCGGCGGTAAAGAATGCGCGGATCAATCGCATGATGAGTTCTGCCGCCATGCCGAGAAGTGAACCGGCCGCATTTTCCAGGCCTTTGATTATCTGAACAACGATTGAAAAGCCCGCCGAAAGGATCTCCGGGAAATTGTCGGCGATTGCATTCAATAATGCGCGTATCACGGTCATAACCGTTGCCATGATTTGGCCGGCAGCCCCAGAGCCAGCAAAGCCCGTCAACATCCCGACAAGTAATTCAACGCCACTTTCTGCTAAATTGGGTATGTTGTCGATCAGCAAGCCGATAAGTGCGCCTATAACGCCTTTGACGGCCTCAAACAACGGGGGGCCGATCGTTTGGACCATACCCGGCAACGCATTGCCGAGAGCCGTAACCAGGGCAGGCAGTTCAGTAGAAAAGCGCTCAACGATCACAACAAGGTTGTTAGCGATATTGTTTGCTGCAGTTATGATCGCCTCGGAAAAATCTTCGGCACTTATAGTGCCGTTTAAAAAATTGTCATATGCCGCTTTTGCAGAATTTACGGAGCCTTCAATGGTGCTTGACGCTTCCGCCGACGTCGCGCCCGTGATCCCCATTTCCGTCTGGATGATGTGGATTGCTTCGGTTACATCGGCAAAAGACTCGATCGACAGATTCGCCATTTCGCCATTTGCGGCTTTGACTGCGTTTGCGTCCGCAATAAGGCGTTCCATTTCGCCCTTCGTGCCGCCATACCCGAGCATGAGGTTGTCGAGCATGGTGTAGTTCTGCTTGGTAAAACCTTGGTAAGCGTTCTGTATTGCCTCCATGGACGTGCCCATTTTGTTGGCATTGTCCGACATGTCCACCACGGCGCGATCTGCCGCCGCTGCGGCGGCCTGCGTATCTCCACCGAGCGACTGAAGCAGAGAGGCGCTGAACCCGGTGACGGTCTCCATGTAGGCGTTTGCAGACAAGCCGGCCGTCTCATAGGCTCGCTTCGCGTTGGCGATTACGTCGTCAGCGGACTCCTTAAATAAGGTTTCTATGCCGCCAACATTTTGCTCAAGGGATGCGACGCTTGAAACGGCGTTCTTGGTCATGTCCACAAACGCTGCGCCCGCTTTCGCCGCAAGCTCAACGGCGGCCTCGCCAATGCGCTGCATTGCCCCGATCGCAATCTGTTGAAACATGTCGATGCCAGGGCGCGCTCCTCGGTCTACGCCGTCACCGGCGCGCCGTCCGGCGCGTTCCGCTTCGTCCTCAACGCCGGAATCGTCAATGACTACCCTATATATTACTCTTCCATCTTCGCCCATAGGCCAAGGGTCACCCCCTCATAACGGTGGAATTTTTAAGCGAATCAGCAAACCGTTGGCGTCGCTCTTCCTCTGAGACTTTAATAGCAACGCGGGCTTTGGCTTCCTGCAACCGGGCGATCTGCTCCGCGTTGTGCTTTGTGGCTTTCGGTATGGGCTTTGCCCTGATCTCCACCGTGCGCATAAGCGCGGTGTCGCTTGGCAAGTCCGCCAGCAGCTCCAGGAATTGGAGGATATGGGGCCGGTCCTTTGTCAGGTCAATGCCAATCCGGAAAAACGCGGATCGGATCATAGCGGCGTCTTGGTGGAAATCAAGATACCGTTCGTTGGACTTCTTTTCCGGCTTCGGCAAAAGGTCCATAGCCGCCTTTACAATCTTGGCTTGGATATCCCGGCTCCGGGGTAACGGCTCATTATCGGAAAGCAGCAAAGCGCACTGCACTTCCAGCTTGTCCGCCGCCGTCAGCTCCTCCATGTCCTGCACGTCAAAAACGCGCAAGACCCGACCAAAAGACATGTCCAGCGCGTAGGGTTTGCCGTCTATTTTTATTTCCTCGGGGTAGGCGTCATAAATGTTCATGACCGGAAAGGCCGCCGCCTTTGCTGCCTGTTCATGCTCTTGGCCTGTCTTGCGGCTTCAAGCAGCTGGGCCTTGCGGTCTGCGCTGGCCGCCCTGATCTTCGGCATGATCTCGTTGTTTATAAACGGGAACAGGTCAAGCAGCATTTCGTTATAGTTGTTCTCGTAGAACTCCAGAATCTGCGCAGCGCCGGTTTCGCCGAAAATGACCGTAAACACGGCCAGAACGGCAGCGCCGCATGCTTTCATGGCCTCCGCGCTGTTTGGGTTCTTCTGCAGCGCGTTCTGCGCCATTCCAAGCGCTTCATATGCCTTATTAGCCCGGCCCGCGATCTGGTCAACGTTCAGATCCACGTCAAGCGTCAGGGCAATATCCCCGTTGGCGTGGCAAAGCTGCAGTTGCTCTTTGATGCGGTTTTTCCTGGTTACCTGATACATTTTCGCTCTACTCCTTTTTTGATTTTTAAGTTAATAGCAAAGATACCGGCTCCAATCTGTGGAGCCGGTACCATGCTTATGCTTTGGCAACAACTTCCGCGTTGCCGCTGCCGGTGCAAGCGTAGGTTGCAACATTGATCTGTGCCACGGTCGCATACTGGCCGCTTGCGATCTGATAGGTGCCGCCGTTTACAAAGTCGTTCCAGCCGTCGGCCAGGACATCCCCAGCCGAAGCAGCGGGGGCGCTTGCGCCCACCTTATAAACGAATTTGCACCCGGCGTCAGGGAACGTGGGTACGACGGTCAACACCGTCTGGCCAACTTCTGCGCCTGCAACGCTGGTGACAGTCAGCGCAGCCGTGGCCGCCAGGGTTTCCACGATGGGCGGGCCGTTGAAAGAGAAATCAACGGACACAGCCGCGCCGTCGGTAGTGGCGCCGCCGAAAGAAGAAATGTTCTTCATGGTGACGCGGTTGGTGTAGCGGGTAATGGTGCCGTCAGCGTTTGCGACAGACAGCCGCAAGGTGGTCTTGCGGCTGTCCATGGTCTTGAAACGCTGGCCAAAGATGAAATCCTGGGCGGTATCGCCGATCTTGCGGACACCGGTGAGCTGCATGTTGGGATGCAGGCCGGTCACCTCATCGGAGCCAAAACCACGGCCGCACAGGAAATAATATTCCTGCACCTGCTCGTTAAGCTGCTCGGTAAGGTTGTTGAAACCGTCGCATACGGGCGCAAAGGACCGGGCGGCGGCAAAAGGCGTGGTGTCAATCTCCAGCTCCACGCCGTACTGAGTGAGAAGATAGCTCATGTCTTAGCAAATTCCTTTCACGTTGATTTTGATTAGCAGGGAACTACCATAAAGCCATTGCGCCTGTGGGTTTTGTTCCCTGCCGATCAGGCGCGGGCTTGCCACCGTTTCGATGGCGTAAATCTGCCAGCCGTCGCCGGTCGGAAAGTCCTTGCGCCGGGTAAGGCTTTTGTGGATCGCGTCAAGCTGCTGTATAACCGTTTGCTGATTCCCGTTTTTCCCGTTGCAAACAACGGTCATGCGCTCATTGCTGCCGATATCCAGAAAAATGGATTGCGGAGCGGCCTGCCCCGTCATGGCAATTCCGTTGTCCGGCGGTAAAGAGCCGGTCACGATGGGGGCGCATGCGGCTGCCTCGGCCATGTCTATAACGGCCTGTAAAACTTCATCATACATTGTCAGCCTTTCGCCCCCTTTACATATTCGCGCTTTGCAACGGTCTCCCATTTCTTCCCATAGGCCCGCTTTGCGCTTTCCGTCCACATAATGGACGGGGCGCGCGCATAGCCCTGGGTGTGATGCTTTATCACATGGGAGCCGTCCGGCCACATTCCGTAAAACTGAAATGCGGCATATACCGTGTTCCAGGTAGCCGCGTAGTCCTGGCCAATGGCCTCCACGCGCCCGCTGTCCCGCAAGGTCCCTTCACCGTCATTTGGGACGGAATACTGGTTGCAGTCGTGCAAAATCTGTTCCGCAAGGATCGGCCCCGCGTGGGCCTTTCCTGCGGCCATACGGGCGGCAAGGTGGGCCCGATCCAGCTTTACGGTGATATTAGACGCCACTAAACCACCCCGATCTCCCAGTGATGCAAATTGTCCTCATCGTCCGGGAGGCCGTCTATAACCTCCACCGTAAAAGGGCCGGACACGCTGCCGCGCTTATTGGTGACGGTGACGGTCATTGTGCCGCCTGCCGCCTGCGCGGCTTCCTGGAGGGCTTCATAGTCCAGGGACGGGGTGCTGTATCGGGCGTCCACAAAGAGAACGCCGCGCAAAGTCACTTCCGTATTTTGCGCGGTTTTGTGTGTGCTGTTGTCCGCCTGCAGATGCACATTGCTGACGGTATAGGAGGTAGGATTCAGCGGGTTTTGGTAGCGGTCAAAGCCGCCTGGCACGGAAAAGGTGGCCGTGTCCCGTAGGATTCGCCGGGGGATCGGTGATAGCATGTCACCACCCCCAGCCCCAAGGGAAGCCCACCATGGGCGGGTCTCCGACGGTATGCACTTGCGGATTCATGAGGCCCGTTTGCTCTAAAGCTGCAATGGCGGACGGGGACACCATAGAGGCCGCGCCGGTGTTCCCGGCTTTACTGCCGCCACCGTCTACACGGACCTTTCCGACGGTCCACCCGTCTGCGGTCTTGCCGCTGATAGATACCTCGGTACCGTACAGCGCGTAATACTCAACCTGTGCGCAGATCGCGTCCATGATCGCCTGCTGCTGGAAGGGATAGAGGGCGGCATAGTTCGCCGCCCTCCCGTGGGTGATCTGTGTAATCAGCCGTTCAGCCTTTGCCTCGGCTCGGGGGAAATCTGCCTCGGCAATCGGCTCCCCCATATAGGTGCCTGTGTAATAGGCATAGTCAACGATTGCCATAGTTATTTCCTCCCGGATTATTAAGCGCCGACAACAAGAACGGCATTGCCGCCAGCAACAACCTTGCCGTTCTGGTGGTTGACCAGGGCAACGGTGATATAGTTGCCTGCGGTCTGGCTGGTCAGGCTGATATTGGCGTTATACGCAGGCTGCCACACGCTGCCGGCGGGCAGGGCCGCGCCATAGGTCAGGGACACCGCGGCATTGCCGATGGTGTACACCAGATCCAGGCCAGCGGGGACGCCGCCGCCCACGCCAAACTGCGCGTTGTTGACGGTCACCTGAGACGCGCCAGCAGCGGCACCGGCCACGCTGGAAACCACCAGGACGCCCAGGGCCTGGGCGCCGCCGATGTTGGCGAAGAAACCGGCCTGACGCTGACGCAGCGGGAAAGCGCCGTAATAATAGCGCTCGTAGTAGAGCCAACGGCCCTTAGTCGCAGCGGTGGGCGGAGAAATCATGCTGGTGTCATACACGACGGGGGCCGCAATCGCGGACACGTCATAAAACACCATGTTCATGGTCTGGCTGCCTGCCACGGCTTCCCAACCGGTGGTAAAGTCATACTCGTTCTGCATCATGTCCTCGGGAACTTCCATGATGGAAACACCGTCCAGACGGGCGATATTGCGGTCAACGGCGCGGATGCCCTCGCCGGTCTCAACAAAGCGGGTCAGCCCGGCGGCTTCCTTCAGGAGCTTGTAGGTGTCCGGGGTCATCTTGCAGCGCAGCAGACGGCGGTCAACGCGCTGGTTGGTCATTTCGGCCAGGTAGCCGTCCCACTGCGCCAGGATGTTGGCGGCGGTCAGGGTTGTGCTGTCCGTGGCGCCGAAGCCGGTGGCGATGCTTGCCAGCTTGGCAGACATATAAGCATCCTGCTCGGGAACCTTCTGCTGTTCGTTGAAAGTGCGGGTTACGTTGGTGATGGTAACCACGTCGTTGGTCTCGCTCATGTCGAGAGGGTCAACAAGGTCGTCCCATTCGCGGTCCATCTCCAGGATCGCGGGCTGCCAGTCGTTGTTGTGGTTGCGGCGGAAAACGCCGTCAATCTGGTCGCGGTCAACGGCACGGGCGCCGGAGACGGTCATGGACGGGATCATGATGGTATTGCCGCGCAGGAGACGATATCTCACACCCTCGCCCTGGTTCCACAGATCGGCATAATAGGACAGATAGGGGTAGGCATTGGCCAACTCCTGGCCGTACTCTACCGCATAGTTGGTAGGCTGCTGATTAAAAGGCATATTCTTTTCCTTTCCCGGCGCTTATTTCGCGCCGTATCGTTTTTCGTATCCCCAATCGAATTTAGGAGCGGTTTTACCCGTCGGGGCGCTGCCCTGCGTGGGTGCGCCGAAGCTGGGGGACTTCGGCGGTTCCTCCGGCTGCTGTACCGGGGTAAAATATTCCTCGTATTTCTCCCCGATGGCCTTAAGCTGATCCGCAACGGGCGCGGCCTTCTCCCCGCGATCCAGCATCCCAAAAACGGTCTCCCGGAATTTGGGCTTGACGGTGGCGAAATCTTCCCCGCCGATTGCGCGGAGCATATCGCGTTCATTCATCAAGTCTTTGTATTCCTTGGTTTCGGCCACGTTCACGGGCGCGGTCTGCGCGGCCTGCACTGCAGCGTCGATTTTGCCTTGTACGTCGCTGGTAAGCGTGTAGTTTGCGGAAAGGCTTCTGTTGCCCTCCGTCATAACAAAATCAATCTGTTCGTCGGTCAGGCCTTGGGCCTTTAGGTCAGCTCGTTTAAAAAGTGCCATTTCGATCCTTTCTTTCCGTCCCGGTCGAAGGACGATCGCGCCTTTTTCCGCCGTGGCGCGTGGCGAATTTGGGTATGAAAAAAGCAACTTGTAAGAAATCCTTACAGGTTGCTTAAATCATCATGTGTTCAGTTGTTCGGGAATCCCGGATTACTCGTCGTCTTCGGCGTCAGGCTGTACAAGGCCGTCGGTTCGTCTGCCATCCAGCGCGTCAATGACGTTCTGGAGCATCGTCCGCGCGCCGTCAAGCAGCGGCTTTTTTACCGCTTCATCCGGCGTTCTGTCGGCGGTTTCGATGATCTCCGCCGCCTTGTGTAGCGTGGCGCAAACAGGGTGCATTTCCCCGGCGTCCGCCATGAAGTCCGGGCGGCTCATTTTGGAAGTATCAAGCATTTAAGCGTCCTCCTTTTTCTTTCTGCCGCGTTTGGGCTTCTCTGCGGCTTCCTGGGGCGGTTCTGCGGGCTTTTCCGGCTCCGGGTGGATTTCCGCAAAGCTGCGGAAGGTCGCGCCACATCCGCGGCATACAATGCCGTTTGCCGTGCCCATCAAGTGGGCATTTTCATGTCTGCACATCAGAGTATCAATCCTTTCTGTCAAATCTGCTCACGGTCATAACGCCGTGTCCGGCCCGTCCGGGCTATAAACTCCCGCATATCGGCTTGCAGTTCACGCACGCGGGCTTTATCCTCTTTGGTGGCCGTGTCCCCGGCCATCTCCACAACGCGCTTTGCCTCTCGGATTTTGCGTTCAAGAGCGCGCTGCTCTTGGCTTTCGGCGTATGCTTTGTCGTTTTCTTCTTTCGGCTGGATCGCGTCGGCCCCGTGCGGGATCGAAACGCCAGGGATAACCGGGATCGGGAAATGCCCGCAGTTGATCATGAAAAGGCCTGCTGGCTGCCCGTAGCTTGTCACGTTCAGCGGCTCATAAGAAACGCGCTGCCCGTTGCCGAGTTCGATTTCCCCGGCCGTGTTATTCCAGGAATAAAACTTCCCCTGGTACGGATAGCACAGCGGGCGCGCCCCCGCATGGCTGGAGACCTGGAAAACCTGTGTGTTGTAGTCTTCCATGCGGGCGCGGGTCGCTTGGATCGCGGTATTGTGTACCGTCGTGCGCGTCACCATGTTTACATACGCCTCCGGCGTCCAGGAGCGCCCAGCGCGGTCTACAAAGCCGGTCAAGCCCTCATCGGATATGCGCTTTATAGCGCGCCTGACGGCCTGTGTGCGCGTTTCTGCTCCCGTGGCTACGTTGGCCGCCGCCTCATTCAAAATGCCCTGTGTCGCCCCTGCGCGAGCCAGCAGCTCCCGGTTTTTGGCTTCCGCTTCTTGCACAGTTCGGGCAACGTCCATGATACCCTGCGTGTACATATCAACGGAGCTGCTGAGCATGTTTGTGTTGACCAGGTTGTAGCGGTCCGCCGCCTGGTCGGACAGGTCCCGCAGCACTTGCGCGGTGCTGTCCGCCGCCGGCGGTGTTAAATAGCCGTCTTTTGCGGCCTGTTCCATTTGCTTTTCGATTTGGTCAAGCGCCGCCGCCCTTGTGGCCTCCATCGTGTCCCGGATAACCGCCGGGATCGTCTTGATCCACTTGTTTATAATCGCGGCGTTTTCCTGCGTGAGCTGGCCCAACTCTGACAGCTTTTGAATCTCCCATGCGGCGGTATGCGTCCACGTTGGAGCCGTGATATGCTTGCCGATATTAACAAGCAGCTCGTCAACCATGTGGATATATACGCTTTCAATCGGGTCCGCAAGGTCTTGGATTTTTTGGGGAGTTATCAAAGGGCGTCACCGCCTTTTATTCCGCTGTCTGCAAGTTGATCCGGTCCAGCATCCCGCCGGTCATGCGCTTTTCTTCTGCGATCCGCTGCAATTCGGCATCCGCCGCTTCCTCAGTCAGTGCTTGGCCGTATTTTGGATCAGTCAGGAACGTTTTTTTGCTCATAAGGCCAGCGCCTACCAGTGTAATGCCCTCGTTTATGTTGGTCTGGCGGTCCTGGGTGATCCCGTCGTCCATGGAAATGTTGACTTCATACCCGCGGCTGCGCAGCTCTGCAATGCTCTGACCGTCTTTGGTTTTAATATCATACAAGGCGGCAACGGCTATGATGTTCTCCACCAGGCGTTCAACCGCCGGGCGGATCATGTTCTGAAAATCCTTGACCGTCTTGTAAGTCTTGCTGTTTTCGCTGACGACCTCGGTGGCGGTCTTTAGCCCGCCCTTGGCGTCAAAGCTGAACGTGCCAAAGGACAGGCCGACCTGGAGGCAGAAGATGTTAAGAAACGCATTGATTGCGGCAACGTGTTCATCCACACGAAGCGCAACGCTGTTGTCCTGAATCTTCAGGCTGTCCGGGTCGTCTGTCGAAAGTGCCTCATATGTTTCGTCGGTTGCGTCGAAAAAGCGCCGCATTTCGCCCGTTACCGGGTCCACAACGGTCTTTATCATCCGGGCAGGTACGATAATTCGCTTTTTTCCGAGCCGAAATTCGCGTACAAAGCTGTCAAAACAGATATCCAGCGAATGCAGCGTTTCCATTGCGTTGGCGTAGATGGAAATGCCGAGCGGGCTATTATCGTCGATGTTGTTTGCAGCAGGGGGCCGGAAATATGAAAACAGGGACGCCTCCATGCCTTGCATGGTGGTTTCCTCGTCAAGAAACGGGTATATCTCGGCAAGCGGCACGCGGAAGCCTAAAATGTCCTGCGGCTCCTGGCTTCCCATCTTGTACATGTCGGAGCGGTAGAGCTCATTTGACACCGTATAGGTCAAGCCGTCCCATTTATGCCATTCCAGGCGGGTGTAATAATAGCCGCCCTTGGCGATCCTGGAGATAAATACGCCGTCGGTCACTTCTGTATTGTCCCAAGCAGTGGGCACAAACTGATCTGCCATGCAAAAGCCCACTTTAATGCGCTCGGTGCCGGGGATCTCGTTTCCGTCGCCGTCCCGGCGCACATCCCGCCACACCTTCAAAGCCTCACCGCCAAGGGCAGCGGCCTTTTCGATGGCCTCCCGCATGGCCGTACCAAAATGATTCTTTTTTAAGACCTCATCACAGACAAATGCCTGCAGCGGGTCCTTTTCGCCCTCTTTTGGTTTAACGCCGTTTGTGCTTATGCTTATGTCCGTTTGGTCCGTCCAGATCATCCCGGCCAGCTCGGAGCACACAGCTTTCCCAAGGCTCAAATAGGCCATTTTGCGCTTTGCCCGGGGGTCCTGAATGGTCGGGGCCGGTATCAGGTGCCAAGCCTCATAATAGCCTTTATAAACGTACTTCCACGGAAAAATCCCGAAATTATAAAACTGGCGGAAAGCCGGGACGCCGCCAAGGTCAAAAATATCTCTAAACTGTTTGGACAGGCCCAAATCCGCCCCCGTATTCTGCATCCAGCCTTTCACCGCCTTTTTAAATCTTTCAAACATGTTTTTTTACCTCGCGTCGCAAAGGTCGTATATCTCACGCTCATACGCATACTCTGAGGCGTCCAATGTGTCAACATTGCTTGTGCCGTTGTCCAATCGCACATCTGCGGTCAAGTTTTTGCCGTCATACACGGCGCTTGCGTAGGCGTCAATTGTCGTTGTACAGTGCGCCATGATCTTAAAGCGGTCGGCGCCTTGGAGCTTGCAAGCTGCCCGAATGCGGTCATTGATGTGCTTTTTCTGCGCGTCAAAGATGTTTACACGGAGGCCCGCCCGTGCCGCTGCGTTTCGCAGGCCATTTATAAGCGTTTGTTCGGCGCTGTCACAATAGACGTTCGCAATGATGTATTTCCGTTGGCACATTCGGACGAATCCAACAAATTCGTCCTCCAGCGTTTGCGGGTCAAGAGCGGCTTGGTTGAAATATTCTTCCAGCACCACCATTTCGCTGTAGCGGTGTGTAAAACCCACGCATTGAAAAGCGTGTCCGGAAGTGCCGCCGCCGAAGTCAACGCCAATGTTGGCATACATAATCGGGGGCGCCATGTAGATGATATAGCGATCCGGCGCCGCCGCAAAAAGCGGGAAGCAAGCGCCCTCAGCAGCCGCCCACAGTCCCAAAATATACCGGTTATAATAAACCGTGCCCGCATATTCCTTTTTCAGGTTTTCAACGAAAATCGGGTCTAAAAATGGGTTGTCGTCGATGTTGTATGATTGGCTGAAAATATCCGCGTCGCTGTCAAGAAATTGTTTAAGCCAATGTCTCGGGCCTTGTGGGTTATACGTCCCGTCAAAGCACGAATAACCTTTATCAAGGCGGCTTTTTACAAGGTCGAAAACATCAGGTGCCCAATCTGCAACCTCATCACCGTATGTGTACTTGAACGACGCGCCGCGCAGCTTGGAAACTTGTGTTATTTTCTCTGCGCCCAGCGCATAGCACTTTTCTCCAAATAAACGTACCGTGTTATCGCTGCTTATATTGGAAACAAAGTCTGGCCCGTAAATTTGGCGCATAGGCTCCAGGATGTTTCTCTCAATCGTTGATTTTGTAACGCCAAGAATGACGGTCAAGCCCTCTTTGCCTGCCCGCTCCCGTATGCGCATGGGGATGACCCACCGGAAGTCAAGATATGTTTTCCCCGATCTGGTAGCGCCGCCCTTGAAATTCCATCTATGATTTGCGTTGCGTACAAATTCAATCTGTTTCGGAGTTAACAGCATTTCGGAATTCCTCAAAAAGGGTGTCGAGCCGTGCAAGGGCGTCTTTCTGCCTATCGTCAACGGCGGCAAAGCGTTTCATGAGTTCCTTTCCGGCGTTCAGGCGGTCGGTAAGCTGGGCTTCAAGCCCAAATTGGTCTTTTACCTCCCCACGCATCACAGACGTGTAAAACTTCATTACTTCGTCTGCCGTGGCGATTCGTCCGGCGTCGATCTCGGCAAGCCTGGTCTGAATATAGGCGGAAACTTTAGTATTTTTTAGTGTTTTCGCGGCATTTTCGCCGATATTCTTTTTGCTGTACCCCGCCCGGCGTGCTGCCTCCGTTGCGTTGCCGGTCTCGATATAAAAATCCGCAAACGCCTTTTGTTTTGGCGTAAGGGGCATGATTAATCACCGCCCTGCAGCATATCAGCAAGCGTTCGCACGGCCTCCACTGTCTGGAATGTCTCTAAGATGGTCTTTCCATTTTCAGTTATCACGAATTTGGTCACCATCCTTTTCTGAGATTCCGCCCAGCTTTGAAACTGGTTGATTTTCACGCGGCGGCCTCCCATATTGAGGGCCGTTTGGAGCTTGTACATCGTGCGCCGTAGATTCATAGTCCAAATAATAAAAACACAGACGGCCCCACCACCGCCTGTTGTCCCTCTTGCGCGGGACCTGGGAGAAAACAAACAAAAGACCAGCCCGCGCGATACTGTACCTCTGGCCGCGGCAGAGCAGCGCCATGCCTGGAGTGGATAGGCATGAGCTGTCATATCGGCTGCCCTTTCACCGCTTTGGCTTTCGGCATGCCGCCGCGCGGCCATCCGCTTCGATTTCCACGGAAGGGGCGCGCTATTTCGCGCCCGCGGCGGCGGTATGGATTTGCTGCTTCATAAGAGGCTTGCGCCCTGCGCGGGTTCCAGCATCCAATGTGCTGGCCTGTCGATATGGGCAGCAGATAGAGAAAGAGCAAGCGGAAAAGCCTTTGCTTTTCCGCTTGTCTCTTTTCTCTATCATAGCAATTTAATCACAAAAAAACTTGTCACAGTCCCAAGATTTTATTTTCGGGAAAGTTCTCTCCGCGTGGTCAATACGTTCTTCCGGCGGCAACGGATCTGCTGTGGCCCCCTGCGTCTCCGCAAGCGTCCACCCGGTTCCCCATTGTGCGGGGCAGATTTGGATGCCATAAATCGTGTATATCCCCGGCCATCTGCCCTTATATTGACGGTATAGCTCAAGCCAGCACGGCGGGAAATTCCCGTAAAATACGGCTCTGTCCGCGAGTTCTTTCCTCAGCGCCTCATATACATCGTGCGTCACAAAAAGCCGCAAGTCTTCGTTGCGAATCCCCTTCCGCAGTGCTTCGTTGATCTGGGTGCATATTTCTTCTACCATATCCCGGTCTCCTTTGCAATCTCCAGGAAAAAGGCGTCTCTGATCCGGTAAAACTCCGAGCGCCCAATGCCGACGATGTAAAGCCGTTCAAATGGGTATTTCCTGCCGTTTTGGCAGTTAAGCATCACGCCCTCTTGCAGTGCATCGCGCAGGGCTTCGGGCATCCCGGTTCCGATCTTCGCCCGTGCGTGTTCAACAGCCCGCATTTTCCGGCACTCCGGGGACTTCTCCAGGGCGTCAAGGCGCATCGCTATGTTTTCCACTGTCCTGGTTGCGTTGTGCGCCACCGGCATAAATGCGCGGCGTTCCTCATACTTTGGCTTTCCCGCCGCGTCTTTTCCGACTTCTACAAGGTAGCTTGTGCCAGGGCCGCCGCCTGCCTCCAGGATTTCCCGTCTGGCCTTTAGATATTCGCGCCGGGTCCTGTCGTAGCCGCGCACGATCCACAAGCATTGTTGCTTCACGTCCCAAGGCAATTTTGATTTCTCTTTTATGGCTTTCCCCATTGGTCGTACTCCTCATGTAGCGGTGTAATTGTGATTTCCACGCGGGGCCGGTCCTTGTCGTAATAGACGCGGCTGCCGTCGGTGCTGGCAATGATATCCCGGTTGTCATCGGCCAGGACGCCGTATTTGACAAGGATATCATGGGCAGCGGCTTCAAGATTCGCCTTGTCCACCCGGCGGCGCGTCTTGACGTAGAAAACGCATTTGACGTTGACCGGCTCCCGGATCGGCGCGGGAGGCTTTGGGCGCAGAAACCACCCCGCCGCGTCCTCGAATGCTTTGTACTGCTTTGATTGGGCCACAAACGGGCGCCCCGTTGCGCGGTTTGTCAAAATCTGCTGGTGGTTTTTCTTTGTGATGGGCGGCATGTTGATCGTGTAAGAATACTTTTCCATCGTCACACCTCAACATTGTACTCTTCCAGCAGCACCCGGCGCAGATCGGGGACGGAAACGCGCTTTTCCGCCACTTCGGCGGACAGTTTGTTGATCTCCAGCCAAACATCCCGGATATAATCCGCCCCCCCAAATTTATCCACCAAGACCGTCAAGAAAATCGCGCTTGCGTTGCTCACTCCATCCAGGACGCCGCGTTCCCATGCTTTTTTCACATCTGCGCGGGTTGCCGGTGTCCTCCTGGGGTTTATCTTCCGTCCAGCCATTTTCTGGCCTCCCTGTTCCTTTGATGGCGGGCGCGCAGCAAATCAGATCGCAGGCACCCACATGACCGCGTTTGCCCGTTCCGAAGCACCATGCCGGAAATGATTTTCTCGGCTCCGCAATCGCATCGGCACCTCCATCGCGGTCCTTTGTAAGTGTAGTAGGGCTCCCGTGGATGCATCTCGATCACAACAAGCCGCCCGAATCGCTGCCCGGTTAAGTCTCTCTTCGCGCTCATAGGCTATACTCCGCCCATTTGCTTACCACCTTTCCGGCGTCGTCGCGCCTGTATTTGGTCTCGCTGATAATCGGCACACCAAGACCTCGCAGATCGGAGATCCGGGCGGCAAGGCGCAGGATATCCAGCTCCAACGTGGCCCGGCGCTGGTCGATGCTGCCGTGCTTTTTGATATAATCAAGGATTTTATCGTTTTGGCTCATTTGTTCATCCCCTCCATGTCAAAAAGGTTATATTGCGCCTGGAACGGTTCTATCATTTCCTCCCGCGCCCGTTTACACATATTCCGGTCGATTTCAAAGCCATAGGCATGTCGGCCAAGTTCCAGCGCTGCCCGGAGGCTGCTGCCGCTTCCGGCGCACGGGTCAATGACTACATCCATCGGATCGGTAAAAATGCGGATCAGGTCTTTCAAGGTGGCAACGCTTTTCTGCGTTGGGTGGATCTTCGGAATGTTCTTGCCGTCCCGCTTCCATTCCATCCAGTTAAAAACCATATGGCCGCCGTTGTTGAACTTTGGCAGCTTGTCCCGGTAAAGAATCAAGGCGTATTCCGTCGCACCTACAACGCGCATATTCGCTTTCAGGACTTGCGGGGAATAGTTCTTGATGAACACCATCGGGATATACTTCACAAAGCCATACCGGGCGCCGTACTCGATCACCGTTTGCATCTGCTCAAAAGCACAGAAGACGATCATGCACGGCGCTTTCCCTTTTTCTTTCGGCTCCGGCTTTACAAGGCGGCTGCAAAAGTGGAAGTATTCCGCAATCTTGAAATATCCATCCGAATTGAAAAAGCTCTTTTTGGCTTTCTTGCTTTCGCCGTTTTTGTTGTCCCCCCCTACATACCATTCCGGGCTTGATCCATATGCCTTATCCCCAACGTTATAGGGGATATCGCAGATCACAAGCTGCGCTTTCGGAATTCCGTATTTCTTGAAGTTCTGGAAATTGTCATTGTATAACTCGCATTTTGTACTCATGCCGTGTATCTCCAATAATGGGTCCCGCTTCCCTCTGCCCAGGCGTCGCGCAGGCAGATGTCCGATGGCGTCCAGGACATAAAGACATAATCCGAGCTGCAAGGACGGTGTAGCGTGTGCCATGCGTCCAGCTCATCCGCCGCGATCTGATACAGATTTTCAAGCACCGGGCTGTCCTCGCTGTACCTCATCCATTGCTGGGGTTGCGCGATCACGTCCTCCAGCGTGCCCGGGAAGGCCGGATTGTCCACCCGATTAAACACGCACCAGCACATGGTTCGCAAGTCGTCGGTGTCGTTGTCTCGGACACCGTACAACACGCGGGCAAGCTGCTCCGCCTCGGCGTTAAGCTGCGTGAAATAGTCGGGATCACCGCCGTTCTTGTCGATCTCCAGGCGCTGGACCTGTTGCGCCTCGTCCATCCACGCCTGATACTGCAAAAGGGCTTTCCGCTGCCCAACGCGGACCATGGCAAGGGACCAGGCCACGACGGCAAGGATCACGACAAGCCACCGGGCCACATATCTGATCCACCACTGTGCTGCCTTATTCGCCCGCAGCCGGGCGATGGCGGCGCTCACTGTGCCGCCTCCACCGCCATGCGGTATGTGATGCACTTCTGAAAATCCCGGTCCGCGTACTCAACTCCGGCAGGGCCGTGGACTTCAAATCGGTTCAATTCGGTGTTGTAAATGATCTGCATTTTGTGGTACACTCCTTTTTGGTTTTGGGGCCGTCCCGGCCCTGGGTCCTTTGCCGCTTCCGTGTGTAGCAGACACGGAAGCGGCGCTTTTCACTTTCTGCGCTTCTTGTGGGTAAATGCCCGCGCCCGTCTCACGCCATCCGCAGCAAAATCCCGGGCGGGACGCCCTTTAATCTCGCTGGCGCGGCTCTTGTCAACTGCGGACTTGAATTCCTTGTAACGCTCGCATGATCCCCAACAGACCGGGCGGCGATCCCGGCAGCCTTTACACGGTGGCGTTATCATCTGCCTGCCTCCCATAACCATTCAGGCCGAGCCGGGCCATAGATTCCCGTGCGCGTTTTACACAATCAAGTTCTTCAGCGTTTTCTTTCTTTTCTTCTTTTTCTTCTTTTTCTTCTTTTTCTTTCTTAGAAAGAGAGAAAGAATTATTATTATCCTGTTCTATACTACCCTCTACTACTCTACCCTTATCTATACTATCCTGTGGCAGACAGGCGGCAACCAGACGGCAACCAGACGGCAACCGGGCGGCAGCCGTTGTGTAAGACCCGTTATCTTTGAGCTGCAGCATGGCCAATTCTTCTTGAAAGGCGGTGGGCGTGTACCGGTCCTTTCGGAGCGCATTTGCCATGCGCCAATGCTTAATAACAATCACGCCGTTTTCAAACTGGTAAATGTAGCGCCGCTCCAAAAGCGCCTGCAAATCCTGAACACTTGCATGTGCTTTAAACATGCTTACGGAGACCTGATTACAAAACCCGTCATCATCCGCCGCCATGGACAAGTGAAGATATAGGGCCTGCGCCGAAGCGCTCAGCGCTGCAAAATTATCGTCATCCGTCACTTTCTTGGTGAACATCCGGCGCTCTGCCATCGTCGCATACCCTCTTTCCTTTGTGTTCGTGCATCGGCACCCAAATGGAATTCGGCCCCATGTTCTCGGCCAGCCAGTCCCGGGCCTGTTCAAACGATAAATGGTTTTCGGCGGCCCGCAATTCGTATGAAAATTCCCCGGCGGCCAGCTTTGCGGCGGCCCTGGCCTCTATGTCCGCCTGGGCGTGATTTGCCTCGACAAGGTAGATATCAAAGCCCTTTGCCGCGATCCCGTCCAGGGTGCCGGTATCTGTCGCGTAAAACAGGGATTGACCCGCGGCATAAACCTTATATCCGCAGTTTTCCACGTTGTGAGTCAGTTTGACCGGGATTACAGACACGCCCGCATAAATGGTCAGCATATCCGGCTCCAGGACGTCGATCTGCGTGCGGTTTACACCGGCTTTAACAAGGTCCTGGACCATCCACGCACAGCAGCCCCACCGGAGCGCCGGGCGCTGAGATGCCAACATGGCCACCGTGCCGGGCCGGAAATGGTCACTGTGCTGGTGGGTCATGAGGACAAGCCGAAGCTGCTTTGCATAGGGTCGTAAGGCCTTATACGGCACCCCGCAATCAATCAGGATCGTGTCATTGATTATCGTGGCGTTGCCGTCTGATCCGGTGGCCAAGATGTTATAATTCATCCAGGCTTACCGCCTTCCGCCGCCCGCGTTTCGGCTTTTCTTCCGGCGCTTCCTCCTGGGCGGGTGCCGGTTCTTCGATTTCTTCCTGAATCTGCGGGGCGTCGGTCACGGGTGCAAGCGTCGGGGATTCGGTTTCCAAGTAGTCCTGACCATCAACAACAACATCCTGTTCAAAGGCCGTTTGCAGCTCGATACTCATAATGCCCCATTTACTGATAAGCTGCCGCAGCATGGTCTTGTAGGCCATGGCGTCGAAATCCTTTTCCCAAAACGTATACCCTTTCCGGGCCGCGTAGCCCTTGGAGTAGCGGAGCGCGTGGGCTTCCATCTTCGCCCGACTCCAATAGATCGTTTTGGTAAAACCGTTGGTATAGGTGAACGTGGCGACGTAGCCGGTACTTTCCGTCTTTTCTCGGATGATGTCATCCTCGATCAGCTCAATGTCCAGATCCTCGGAAATCGGGTCCCAGCGTTTCAACTCCCCAGCCTTGACGGAAAACACATTGAGCTTTTTGTAATAGCCGGACCGCAGGGCCAATTGCACATAACCCTTATATCCGAGCTGAAACTGTGCGTCCTTGCAGCCCTTTTTCGTATTGTTGAACGGCACCAGATAATACTGGCCGAGCTGCGGGGACGGGGACAGGCCAAGGCTCTCACCGAGTAGAGCGCCGGACAGGATCGTGGCCGGGTCGCACTCCTGGAGCAGCGGGTTGATGGCCACGGCGCTTGTGATCGCGGTAACAAAGCGGGCGCGCTTCGCCGGGTCCTTGATCGTGCTGTTAATGAGTTTCTGATAGCCGGTTGAGTTGATGGCCATGGAAAAGGTCATGCGCTGCGGCTGCCTGGTCTGCATCTCATTCATAGTCGATTCCCTCCGATTTAATAAATTCTCTCACGCGCCGCGCCTGCTCTTTGGTGACGGCAATCAGCGTGAATGTTACATCGTATCGCGGCTCCTGGGCGCTCTGCGCCGTTTCTGGCGCATTTTGCGTCGTAGGTGGTGCCAGGACATCAACTTTTGCCCTCGCGTCGTCCTGGGCCTTCTGTGCGGCTCTCCGGGCTTCTGCCGCTTCCGCCTCAATCTGCACGCGGTGCTGTCTGCCTCTCACCACATCGACGGCGTGGCCCACGTCAAAACACCGCTTGTATTCGTCCATGATTTCGGCGGCGTCATCCATGCGGCTGATCTGATCCATACCGGTAGCCACGCGGGCCACGACCTCGGAAAGCGCGTCCTGGAGCTTTCGCGGCGTCTTTGCCTGGGCATCCGCCATGCTGATTTTGATTTTCCCGATGCTCATTGCCGTGGTCATGTCCAGAAAATCGACGCCATGAACGGCGCATAGCTCGTCAAAATAGTCCTGAGTCTCTGCCCGGCACCGGTCTTTCAGCTCGGCTTCAAATCCGTCAATGGTGGCCTTTAGGGCGTTATCTGCGGTCCTAAAAGGGACGGTAATACAATCCTTGTATACCTGCTCGAAATCGTTGTACGGTGCCATAACTGCGGCCTTGGCGGCCTTGCGCTGGGCCTCCAGTTCGTCAAACTGCTTTCGCAGCTCCGCCCGGCGGTTTTTCACGGTCTGGACAGTTTCAGCCGTGCATACAAGGCTTGCCGCCTCTGCCGTCATTGCCTCCACTTGTGCCTTGACCATCTGCAAACGCTCCGCGATAATCGGGAGCTGCTGCACTTCGATCAAGGCGGTGGTTTCCTGGGCCACGTCCTCCACGTCCTTGCGGTCGGTTTCATCGGGGATCGCGTAATCGTCAAACATGGTAAGTTCTTCATTCATCATCGGTTACCTCCACAAACTCACCATTTTTCAGCACGTACCAGGTATCAGCCTTGAGAATCTCGCCGTCGATCTTGGCCGCCTTTACGCACGCCGGAACATACCTTTGCTTAATTTCGGAGTGCGCCCACTCAGCAAGGACAATCCAGCATCCAATGGCGGCCTTTGCGACATTTTCAATACCGATGCCTGCGACAATAGAATCATCCCCGGACGCGGCCAGCTTTGCGGAATCCCCGGACGCGGCCAGCTTTGCGGAATCCCCGGACGCGGCCAGCTTTGCGTAATACCCGGACGCGGCCAGCTGTGCGGAATCCCCGGACGCGGCCAGCTTTGCGGAATACCCGGACGCGGCCAGCTTTGCGTAATCCCCGGACGCGGCCAGCTTTGCGTAATCCCCGGACGCGGCCAGCTTTGCGGAATTTTCTTCATCGACTTTGGAATCTTCGATTTTTGCAGATTCCCAAAGAAATTCAAAAGCCGCCTTGATAAAGCCTTTCAGATCTAACCGCACACCAACATGCAGCTTCCTGGTGGCATACTTTTTGCCGTCGACAACTGGTTTTTCTTCCGCTGTTACATCGGTGAATTCGGTCAAACTGCCATCATCAACAATCAAAGGGTAATAATCAAGGCAATCAAACGGATTCACGCAATAGTGCATCATGCCGGAGCCGCAGAGTTCGCCGCCGCTTTCCTCAAAAGTGGTATTTTCTGCATACTGCTTGCCACGGCACACAAGCCCAGGGCTATAGGCTTTATAGCCGTTTCTGTTATCGCTCATTTCTTCACTCCTTTTTTAATTTTTGATCCCCTCGCGCATAAACCGCACAAAGGGCGCTTTTGGAATTTTGACGCGGCTTTTTGCCACGATGACCGGAAAGCCCAACAGTTCCGGGCAGTCCCGCGCCTGGCCGCGGATCGTGTCTTGATCCAGGTGCAACACCGGCGCAACCTGGGCGGGGGTCAGCACTTCCACCGGCAGGGCCTCCAGCTCGTCAAGCGTCATTCGCTGCATTCTCTCCTCCTTCCGTGATAAACATGCGGATAAACCGCCGGGCATATTGCGAGTGCATCAGCGACCTTCGTACTTTTCGATTAACCATGTCATCACTCGCCGCCCGTTCGATGCTCCACACTTCATGTTCTTCGATTGGCTCAAAAAACATGTTTTGCTCCGGCTTGCAATTCACAAACCAGTATTGCGTTGGCTTTTTGTAGTAATCGCCGTTTTTCGTCCTGTCCCAGTCGATAATCGCGGGGCGGATCGGGAAATAGGTTGTTAAGTAATGCGGCTGTGTAACAGGGTTTTCCACAACGAGCCGCCACCCCCCCCGAATGGAAATAATGAACAATTTGCACAGCATGGAATACAGAAAGTGCAATTCTTCATGCAATTTCAAAACATATTCAAGCTTTTGCAAGTCGCTCCATTTCTTGGCGGAAAAGTGATTCCCGGAAAAATACATCTGAACTTGTGATTCAAACCGCGTGCATGGGAAGAACGCCAGGACAATATCATCCGGGCCGATTCTGTCAAACAGGCTCGGCTTGCCGTCGTAGGCTACGGCGATCTGCTCGAAAAGGTCGCACACATGATCCGTTTCGCCGAAATCGTTCAGAATGTCGTAATCCTCCGCCGGAATACCCAACTTGATAAACTCATTCTTAAACGTGCCGGACTGCTCAAACAGGCACAGCGCCCGCTTTACCTCCATGCGGCCCCTCCTTTACTGGCTGACATAGCCAAGCAGATAATCAATGCTCTTTCCGGTCATTTCCCGCAGCTTTTCAAGCGCGGTGGACGGGATCGTGTCGCCGGAAATGTACTTGTTATAGGTCTTTCCGGTGACGCCAAGGGCCGCGCACATCTGCTCTTTGGTCATCTGGAGCCGCGCCCGTTCCGCCTCAATGTTTACTCTCTGCATCTGTTCACTTCCTTTCTGTCAGAATGTGGGCCGGGGCCGGGGTTTGTGTCACTCTGTCGCTACTGGCGTTCGTTTCCACCCGACGCCCGCGTCCCCTCCCTCGCTGCTTCTTCCTGCCGGGCTTGGGACCGGCCATCGGTGGTTTAAGGGCGCGCCCCGTGTCGGGGCGCTTATTCTGTTCCGGCGGGTATATCGGCCAGAGCGTCCAAATCGGCCATTGTCACGCCCCGGGCTTCCAGTTCCCGGCCCTTTCGCTCATATACCCGAAGTGAATACATGTACTGCCGCCGCCGGTAGCGTATCGCTTCTTCCCGCTTGGCCAGCTTCACATACGGGGACGCCTTCAAGCGCTCAATTTCGGCGTCCACTGCTTCATCAGTCAAAAAATCAGTTCTTGCCAATGCTATCACTCCTGTTTTGAAAATTTTGTCGGTAGTCGGTCATAATTCCGAAAGTCAAGGACTTTCGGAATTCTTTGCTGTACTCCATTCCCATATTACAGCAAAGAACATCTAAGTTTCTTTGATCGTCTCCATAATAATCTAAGTTTTCCAGATTGTCAATAGTAGATTCCAGATTTTTTTGATTTTTCTATTGACGATCGGAATAATTTTTACTATATTCATATTGAGGGGGTATGCCTATGTATGAGCATCTAAAACAGCTCCGTGAATCAACAGGCTTGAATCAAAAGGATTTCGGCGAATCTGTAGGGGTCAAGAAAGCGACGTATTCCAATTATGAGACCGGGAAGACGCAGCCCGGCTCTGACTTCTGGATCGCCGTTGCGGACAAATACGACGTGTCCATTGACTGGCTCATGGGCTTTACCGATGATCCGCAGCGTTCCAAGTTCGCCACGCCATCCACGCTTGACCGCAAATATGCGGCCCTGGACGCGCACGGGCGCCGGGTGGTGGATTTGGTTATGGACGCCGAAGCGGAGCGGGTACAGGAAGCAAGCGCGGCCCAGGTGGTTGACCTGGGCACGATCCGGCATTATCTTTACAGCCCGGCGGCAGGCCCGGACGGGCTGACGGAAAACGATTATGAGGACATACCGCGCACGGCGGACATGCCCAAGGAAGCGGATTTCTGCCTGACGGTCAGCGGCGACAGCATGGAGCCGTATATCCAAGATGGTGAAATGATCTATATTTCCGAGACGGCCCCGGTGCGTGAAATGGAGGTGGGCGTGTGGTTCTTCCAGGGCGGGACCTATGTCAAACAGTACGCGCCCAGCTATGACGGGTCTGTTTATCTGCTCTCTGCCAATCCAGAGCGGGAGGCCGCAAATGTCCGGGTGCCACCGGAGGCCGTGCCCGGCCTGGTCTGTTACGGGAAGGTCCTGGGCATAAAAAAATTGCCGCCACCCGTTTACAGGTGACGGCATGGATTGACTAAGATTATCTAAAATTGTCTAAAATTGACTAAGATTGTCTAAGCCGTAATTAAAAAAACCAATGAGATATTTTAATTAAAAGTGGGTGTCCCCAAAATGGAAATTTGTAAACGCTGCGGCGCGGAGCTGCCGGCCGGGGCCAATTTCTGCCCGGCCTGCGGTCGGAAAGCGGTAATCACGCGCAGCCCCAAAAAGCGCGGAAACGGTCAAGGGACGATCCTGGTCACGCCCGGCGGCAGATATAAGGCCGTTGTTACGCTGTCGATCTACACCGACGATAAAGGCAAGCGCCATCGGAAAACACGGTCACAGACATTTGACAAGAAAAAGGATGCCGTGGCCGCCATTTCCCGGCTCCTGGAAGATCCCCGGCGGGAGGTCAAAAAGTCTACAACGTTCAAGCAGCTTTATGACGCCTGGTTCCCGACGCATCGGGCAGGAAAATCCACAATGGACGGTTACAAAGCCGCCATGAAATACTTTGCTTCAATCTGGCCGCTGCGGATCGCGGACATTGATGCGGATGATCTGCAAGAGTGTATTGACGATTGTCCCCACGGGCGGCGGACCAAAGAGAACATGAAAGCGCTGGCCGGATTGGTGTATAAATACGGAATCCCGCGCCATGTTGTGCCGGAAAATCTCAATCTGTCCCCGTTCCTGGTGGTGGATGGTGGTGGGGCGGCCCATCGGGCGGCCTTTGACGCCGCACAGATCGAGGCAATAAAAAAAGCGTGTGGGAAAGTCCCGCACGCGGAGGATATCTATTGCATGATATACACCGGCTTTCGCCCGTCCGAATTCCTGGCCCTTACGGCGGAAAGCTACGATAAAGCCCGCCAATGCCTCACAGGAGGCGCAAAGACGGACGCCGGGCGCGGGCGTGTCGTAACAGTGTCACCGAAAATAAAAGCCATCATAGAGGCCCATGCGGCCCCAGGCGGCCCGTTGTTCGCTGATGCTGACGGGCAAGCCTGGAATCTAAAAGACTTCACGGAAAACGCCTTTTACACCGCCCTGGAGGCAATAGGCATCGAAAATCCCATGGTAGAGATCGGCGGCGGCAAACTGCGTCACAAATACACGCCGCACACATGCCGTCACACCTTCGCAACGTTGTTAAAACGGATCGGCGGAGCCGACAAAGACAAACAGGAGTTGATAGGCCATGCTTCGCCGGAAATGCTGCGCTATTACCAGGACACGCCGCTGGACGATCTGCGGGCCATAACAGACGCCCTTTGACGGTCAAAAAACAGGATGTAACCGAGGATGTAATAGCATTCCGTTTCATTCCTTTTTTGATTTTTGCTCGAAAAACAGAAAAAACCCGCAAACGCTGTTGTATCAAGCGTTTGCGGGTTTTTGTTTTGGTGGAGATAAGCGGGATCGAACCGCTGACCTCTTGAATGCCATTCAAATTTTTCCCCTGATTTTAT